AGGTTCCGCTTCGACACTTCCCCTGTTTCGCTGGCGCGATGGGTGGTAAGGCGAAGGGGAAATGCAAGAGCAGGGGGGATAGTCAGTACTACAAGGATCTGCGAAAGGGGGGCGTTCAAAATGGACGGGCTTGATAACTACGACGTTGACCTGAAGTGTGTGGAGTGTGGAAAAGAGGTCCACACCACATACGCAAAAATCATGGAACTGCGGGGATGGTGCCGATTCCAGTTTGCTCAGAACTTCGACAAGGCAACTCCGTGGTTTTGTTGCGCGGCTCATCTGATGGCATGGCTTACGGGTCGCAAGCAAGAAGGCCATTGACCAATGCGGCAACGCGGTAGTACCATAAAGGAAAGGGGTGCGGCATGAAGGTTCCAAGGAATGCGGTATGTGGGGTGGTAGTGGCGTGTCTGGAGGTTGGGGCGAAGAGGGCGACGAAGTACATGAGTCCCGATTTGGTGGTGAGGGCGACGAGGAGGGACTGGCATGACGGGAAGCCGCCGAGGAAGGACGCGAGGACGACTGAGGTTGTTCTGACGATAGGGAAGCCGAACTACAGGGAACGGAAGCACATCAAGTTGCTGAAGGCGGCTGGCGAGCCGTTTCCGGTTAAGAAGGTTGAATTGAAGTGGTAACAATGACGCCACTGAGCGAAAGGACAACCTGGCCAATGGAACTCCGCAACAGACGTCTCCTGGACTCAACGAGTCTACCTTTGAGAATGTCGGAAGTCCGTTCAGCTACAACCCTCGGTCGGTGGCGTCTCCTCTTATGCGAGCGTGTGTAAAGCGAATTGGGAAGCGATACCGCGTGGTGGACTGCGAAACCAGTACGCCGCTCTACCACAAGGAACACGGATACCCGATAGACTCGGGTGGCCACGTACTGCGAAGTGTGGCAAGGCGACAGGCGCAACACATCAACAGGTGGTACAAGAAGAAGGAAAAGGAGGCGCGACATGCCGGCAAGTTTCGAGCGGAAGCGGAAGCGTAGAGGAACGAAGCGGTGGTGGAGCAAGAGGGTGCACGGGCACCTGATTCGAGGAGTCGTGACAAAGAAGAAGGGTCCGCGAGGCGGAAAGACCGTCGGATACAAGGTGTATTGAGAAACCGGATATGGCCGAGAAGAAAGTCATCCCGATAGTCTACAAGTGCGCGGGCGAGACGATTCGTCGTTTCCATGCGTCGAGAGCATTGGTGCGAGCGATACGAGGGCCGTTCGGATCATCGAAAAGTAGCGCATGCGTCATGGATTTGTTCATGAAGGCCGTCGAGCAGCAGCCGTGTCAAGGAGTTCGCAGGACCAAGTGGGCGATAATTCGGCAAACATATCCGCGCCTCAAAAACACAACTCTAAAGACGTTTCTTGAGTGGATACCAGAGATCGACGCCAAGGCTGACGGGTACTGCCTGAGAGTCAATCGACAAGCGCCGATGACGGCAAACCTCTGGATGAATCTTCCTGATGGCACGACGGTCGAGAGTGAGTTTCTGTTCTTGGCCCTGGATCAGCCGGCAGACGCCGGGTCAGTTCAATCCTTGGATCTGACCGGCGTGTGGATCAACGAGGCGCGAGAGATCGACAAGATGTTTTTTGATTTGCTTCGCTCGCGCGTCCCACGATTCCCGAAGTTCGACAAGAATGATCCTACGAGTGGTCCGTCGTGGTACGGAACCATTATGGACACGAATTCTCCCGACACTGACAGTTGGTGGTACAGGCTTGCAGAACAAGAGAAGCCGGAGGGTATGGAATTCTTCGATCAGCCGCCGGCCATGCTGAAGTCCAACAAGCCGGACAAGCACGGACTCTATCAGTATGTCCCGAACATGGGGCAGGACAAACGGTATGGTCCTGCCGAAAACGTGGAGAACCACAAGATCGGGTTCAAGTATTGGGAGAACATGATTTCGGGCAACTCCGAAGAGTACATCAACGTCTATGTGCTCAACCAGTACGGAGTGACGCGAACCGGCAAGGTGGTGTACCACGAATACAGCGACACCACGCATGTGGCAAGGGAAACGATTCAACCGTATCGCGGGTTGCCATTGATTGTCGGATGTGACTTTGGTGGCACGCCGTGCTCTGTAATTTGTCAACTCTCTCCGCGTGGGCAGTTCAGAGCCTTGGACGAACTGGTTACTGGGATCAAGGATGCTAACGGACACGAAATCAGAATGGGGATACGACAGTTTGCGCGGGACTTCCTCAAGCCGCAGCTTTTCAACAAGTACGGGGGGATGCGGTACGACATCATCGCGGACCCGTGGGGCGGTGCCGAGAAAAGCCAGGTGGACGAAGTGACCTGCCTACAGGAATTGGCCAGACTGGGCCTCCGTGCGATACCAGCCGCGAAATTGGGATATACGAATCGGAAAGAGGCAGTCGTTGGGTACATGCAGCGATTGGTGGACGATCAGCCGGGGTTCTTGGTCAGCCCCCAGTGCAAGACGGTTCGGACGGCCTTCTACAAGAAATTCGTGTACCGCAGAATCCAAAGCGCCGATGGCGAGAAGTATGCCGATACGCCAGACAAGACGATTCATCCGTACAGCGATGTTGTCGATTGCGTTGAATTTGCCGCAAGTCACGCTGAGGGAAGGACCAGCGACGATTCGGGGGGGATCGTGTCGGCCTCGCGCCGCAACGTATCCATGAAGGGGTACGGCAGAAACCTGTAGTACCTACAGATAAAGTACGCATTGCGTACAGAATGCGTACAACGAATCCAAATGAGACACTTGAGACACGAAAAGTGTCTCATCTGTCTCACGCGACTGTCTCAAATGTCTCAAAAAGTGTCTCATGTGTCTCATTTGGTACTTGACAATGGCAATACTCTTGTTCCAGAATGTTGGCACTTTTGAGAAGGAGTCTCGATGGCGCAGACTACAGTTGACCGACCGTTTGTTGCAGTACGGAGTCCCGGCCAGGCTGACGCTTTGAGAAAAAGGGAGGAAGAGGCGCGACAGGAGGAACAACGGCAGGCCGAGCCGCACATCACTTCTCTGTTGGGCTACATCAAGCAGCAGATCGAAGACGCCAAGACGTATCGCCAAGAGACAAAAGTGGAAGACGCCATGCTGCAATCCATGCGGCAGCGAGCGGGCGAGTACGACGAAACCACTGCCGCCAATATCGAAGAGACGGGTCAACCCGACATTTTCATGAAGCTGACGGACGTGAAGTGTTCGGCGGCGGAGGCGTGGGTACACGACGTTCTTGGGTTTGAGTTTGACCGTCCCCTTTGGTTCAGCCCGACGCCGATCCCCGACATTCCGCCAGACGCTCAAGGTGCCATCGTCAAGCGAACCATGCAGCAGGTGTATCAGAACCTTCTCCAAAGCGGCGACGTACCAGCCCCCGAGGAAGTCTACAACTTCGCCGCCGACATGCGCGACAGCGTGTTGGAACAGATCGAGGACGAAGCCAAGCTGCGAGCCAAGCGGATGGAACAGGTGGTCTATGACCAGATGGTAGAGGGCGGATGGAAGAACGCTTTTCAGGAATTTGTCGCCAACCTCACAACCTTCAAAATCGGTGTGCTGAAGGGTCCGATTGTCAGGTATCGGAAGAAGTTCACATGGGGCGTGAAGGGCAAGAACTACGTCCCCGTGGTTGATAAGGTGGCTCAGATCGAATGGAGTGCGCCACACCCACTGGACTGCTATCCAAGTCGCGGGTCGGTGGGGTTCGATGATGGCGACTTCTTCGAGCGCATTCGCTTCCGCAGACAGAACCTTTCGGCCATGCGTGGCGTGCGAGGGTACAACAAGGATGCCATCGACGCGGTTCTGACCCGCTACGGTGGCAGCGGTTTTCGGGAAATGGAGCCGACCGATAGCGAAAGGGAGTCCATCGAAAACAAGGGCACCGACACGTCGGCGGTTTCGGGACTCATTGAAGGGTGGGACTGTTGGTTGCAGGTGAGCGGCCGGATTCTTCTGGAAGAAGGCGTCACGAAGGGGCCGAACGGCGAGAACGTGGACCCTGATGCCGAATACGACATGAATGCCATCGTGATCGACAAATACCTGATCTACTACGAGTTTGACGCCGATCCATTGGATAGAAGGCCGTATCAGAAGGAATCGTGGCGTCCGAGTCCGGGCAGCTTTTGGGGCTTCAGCGTGTGCGAGCAAATGGAAGACATTCAGCGGGTATGCAATGCTTCCGTTCGCGCCTTGGTCTACAACGAGTCCATGTCGAGCGGAGACCAGTACGTCTACACCGATATATCGAGAATCCCGCCAGGAGAAGACATAACCGAAAGTTTCCCAGGCAAGGCTCACCAGTTTCAAAACCTCGCACACGCTGGCGCGGAAAAACCGCTTTACACGCTGCGGGTGGACTCGCACGCGCAAGAGCTTATGGGGGTGTACGACAAGTTCGCCCGGATGGCGGACGAACATACCGGTATTCCGGCTTATGAACATGGAGAGGTATCGTCCCCATCGGGAGCGGGACGGACGGCGCAGGGTTTGTCCATGTTGATGAGCAGCGCGGCTCGCGGCATGAAGTATACGATCT